AGCTTTCAGTTTGTCGGTGGAAAACTACAGTACCATGTATCCGGAGGAGGACAATATGAACATCAACTATGGGATTACAAAGGGGATACAGTAACAACTGTAGACATCGACGGGAACCTTTTAGTATTTGATATTGAGCAACGGCAAATTCACGGTGATGACCAACACAGGCTCATCTGGTTGCTGCCAAAGGCCCGCATTTCCGATCCACTCTGGATTTGCGCGTATACTGACTGGCGAAACTGCTTCCTTCAAAGGAAAGTAGTGGGAACAGACGGTGTTAATACGCTATGGGAGCCAATATCAGATAAACTATCCATAGGATTGGAAGGCCAGAACTACTCAGTAACCTTAGATGGTAAACTGTTTGAGGCCATACGCACCCGTGTACAATACATGGAGAATAAACCCTACATATCTGACGTGGAGAGGTTGCTAAAGGAAGCCAAGCATAATAACTACGTTAAGGATGCTCCTATCATCTTTAAATGCTTACCAACAGAGATAACGATAAGACCCAACGTTGTCAAAACTGGCTCCTTTCCAACAAATTTCATGGCAATACCGAAACGGCCATGCCTCACCACAGTCGACGGGAAAATGCCTGGGCAGGTTACTTCAACACCTTTAGTCTCAAGCCCGGCTCTTATGCCAAGTAAGACCTATAACGATGATGCTGCCTGTATAGAGGGGCGTCTCGAGAAGGTCCGAAATAACAAAAGATTTCCACCCAAGTACCGTAGATATGCAGATGAATTCGTTAGGATGCTGATACCCGATAAGAGTGCCGGAACAGGCATTCCATCATCTATCGGGGAAGTGAGGGAGGCCCAAGATAAAAAGTCTCAGCGTTGTAGATTTGACAGAGTAGCACCATCGATGTCAATAGACGCTGAAAATAAGATCAAATCTTTTATCAAGACTGAACCATATAGTTCAGCAAAGGCCCCTAGGAATATCTCTACCATGACACCAGAAATTACCATCCAGTCATCAGCTTTCAGCTTACCAATGGCTAAAGTACTAAAAACTCACAAGTGGTACTGTCCTGGTAAGAAACCCCGAGACATTGTTGATCGTTTACATGACGTGATGCAAATGGACCTTGACCATGACCTTGAGGAAGGTGATTACACATGCCTCGATGGCACTCAGAGTCAGGATTACTCGGAGCTACTATTGTTGACTGCTTATATGAGGTGGTTAGCCCCAGATCATCGGGGAACTTTCCGCAACGTATTCAAGCAGATATTCACTAAGCGCGCCTCAACTGCGACTGGGATCAGTTATGACCCTGGCCATACGGTTAGGAGCGGCAGTAGTATTACTACCCAATCTGGAACTATTGACAACGCCTTTAATGTATATTGTGCGTTACGAAACATGGGATATTCCATATCTGAAGCCTGGGATCGCATCGGAGCCATATTTGGCGACGATAGCTTGAATGCAAACCACCAAGGCTTGTTCCGCGAATTTCTTGTACAGGTTGTCCAAGACCTTGGCATGATATATAAATCAACATCACGTGCCAGGGATGAACCAGTGCTTTTCTTAGGTAGATATTTTGTTGACCCAATGTACTCATATGATTCCTTTGCGGATCCGATGCGGACCATTGGGAAACTACATCTATCCTCTAATAAGAACGTCTCAGTCGAACAGGCTGCAGCTAATAAAGCATGGGGATATAACACCACCGACGCCTTAACACCTATATTGGGCACTTGGGCTGCAAAGGTCCTTGAGCTCACAAAATTGAAATTCAAGAACGGAACCGGGGAGGAGCAATACAAGTGCAGTAATGCTTGGCCACAAAAGAACAAAACACAAATAACGGAAGCTTTAGCGAAAGTGCTAAATCTCAGTGTTGGTGAATTGCTTGAGAAAGACAAGGCAGTTCGTGCAGTTACTGGTCTTGACCAATTTCCAGTATTGTTTGACACCACCTACGAGCACAAACAACTAGCTGTGGTGAACGGCAATTTAGTTGGTACGGACCTGCATGAAAATGAACAACCAACCAACAATGAGCAACCAAGCACAAGCACTCGGCGCCTTAAACAGGCAACTGGTGAAGGCTGCCACGGCAATACAAACGCTGTTGGCAAACCAAGAGCTAAGCCTAAGACTAACTTCCGAACGGCTAAGCAACCTCGGACTGAAAATGCCCGCCATACCCCCAGATTACCACGAAGCAATGCAGGAAGCCGCAGGAGCGCTCCTAAGCATGATTCAGCCATCATACGGTGATGATCACCCTAGGGATGAGTGAACACACTCATAACAACCACTGTAGTTAAATCTAACTACCACCTAGCCATTTATCC